GAAAAATCGTCGGCCGTAACAGCACCCTAATGAAAGGTGGTGTACGGACATCCGCTGGATTTTTGAGTCAGCGAGGGCTATACTAAAAGCAAGCGCAACGTCGACCCGATTCCGGACGCTTGCGCTTCTAGTCTGCTACTAGTACAGCGCATAATCAGCGCCGGAATAAAACCCCAAGAAACTAATTGGGGAAACCGAATGATGAAAAGATGTTTTCAAGGAAGCTGTGACATTTCAGGAACTCCTATAAAATAAGATAACTGAAAGTCATCCGCAACAGCGCGATAAAATCGCAATTCGGGTCTGTTGGCGGCAGGGCCTATAATTTCTACACCTAACGAGACCATCGGTGTGTCTGTGGTCGGGGAGGTGTCGCCTCTGAGCTTGTTGAGTTTGGCATATGTTCTACCGTGCCAAGGTATTTGAACTGACATGCCACCAGATTCACATGTCTGGTGATAAGGCGACAAAAAGAAGTTCTTTGTCGTGTTAACGGCTTGTCCAACACTATAGATCCAGGATGCAGTCCAAGTGTTGTTGTCAAGAAAAGCTGAATAAGCGCTCGTAGATTGATTGTTTACAATGCGAATCCTAATTCCACCACGCATATATGCGTAGCAACTAGAAAGTAATGTCAACATGTCTTCACCCATGTCGGGAATTATGGCATTAGTCGTGTTAAATCTAATACATTCCGTATGGTATGGGTTGAGTCGCATGATGCCGGCTGCGGCAAAATTCTCTGTGGGCACCTTAAAGAAACTGTAACGCTTGAGAAGTTGTAGCAGGCTTGTGCTTTGTTCCCCAATAGCGTATTGAGATGCCCCAGCTATCTGGTTCGACTGGTCTGCCCCTAATGGAATACAAAGATCGTCAACCTCATCTCCGCCTGACTGCGCGAGAATTGGCTGTGTATGCTCATTGTAGGGGACTTGAAATTCGAGGTCAGGAGCACCTCGAACTTCCATGGTCACATTTACTGTACTAGATACAGAATCAGGACCACGGAGTGGATTTAATGAATAGACGTAGAACTTACCCCAGTTCTGTGTATTAAGAAGATAGTCTGATAATGCTGCATAAGGCAACACAAAACATATCTCGTTCGTCTCTGTGATATCCACTATCACACGATGCAAAGAAGCAGTCTGCGCCAACGTGGGGGTAATATTGGCGTAAGTAGGTGCATATGCTACTATGAATCGACCGGTATGAAGTCCGGTTTTAAAAATGCGAAACTTAATCTCAATGCCACCACGCCAGTACTTATAAAGCCTAGCGAGGAAACTAATCGTTGTATGTTGGTATATCGTGAGAGAAGGATTACCGGCTCGAGTGGCTGAAAAACTAGCAGGGGAGAGGGTGCGTGAATATAATAAACCTGGGACATCTGTGGTCTTCAATTGAAAGAAATCAAAGTATGACCAGATGCCCTTGATATAATTAATACTCATCTCATCCTGGTTCGTCCCACCAAGATCTGTCATAACCCGCAACTTGTTGTCTGCGAATAATCCAAGTGGTAGTGAGTTGTCTACACCATTGCAATTGGAAGCACCGAAATGCTGTCCATTTATGCAACGTGAACCAAAATTGTCATTGAGTGGTTTGCTCCAACCAAACGCAGTCGCAACTCCAGCAGCCACATTGGTGAACCATGAAACTGGCCCAGCAATAGCAGTGAGGGTTGGGATAGAGGCCAAGGTAGCCGCCATGGTCGACACGGCGGATAATGTTTTTGAAATTGGCCCCTTTTCTTGCTCGGTTGGGTGGGGGATCTTTGAAGCCTTGATCCTACCCCGTTGTCCAGGCCTAACGTTTCCGTTGGCAATAACAGGGTTTGACAAGACCACATCTTTGAAACTAAGCCAAACAGAAATTGGGGCTGAAATTGGCGAAGCAGCCCCTGATGTGAAAGGGCTGAAAACTGATATGTACACACGTCCCCAATCCATTTGATTTTCTTGGAGATGAACTTTCTTACAAGGGGAAATAAAAGGTATATCAAAGATCAGTTCCTTTGTAACGGCCACATTCATTATCACTCCAGGTTGTTGAGACTTAGAGATCAAATTTGCGCGTCCGGTATGGGAAGCTGAATTTTGTGCGAAATTGGGTATAAAATGTACAAGAAGGCCACCAGCATTAAATGCTGAGGCATTGACTTGGATAGTGATAACAGCTGTTGCTGAAATCATACCAAAGCCTGAAAGTTTAGGAGACCAAACTGGATTAGCTAAAAGCATAGTCCAAATGTCATTAGACCACAACACATCATTAGCCACATTGGATGTGGTGAGTGTTGGTGTGGCAGCCAAATACGGTCTAGCAAGGAAATCTTCAATTGACTGTTTGATTCCGAGAGTGCCGTTTGTGGCTGGGTCTTCAATGATAATAGGCTTGGAAACCTGATGTATGGTTTCTGGTGCTACATTCACCGTGGAGCCGCTTTGTTGAACAGCCGGTTCTACTGTTAAGTGTTCGTTGTTTTCAGGGGGTCGATTTTTAAGCGAACAAGATGACCTAGTCTTGCAGCCGAGTGAGTTTGTCTCGGAAATGGTGTTTCTCCGGGCTTCCGTGATCAGTAAGTCTAAAAAGCCACGCCCTGCCTATACGAAAAGTAAATACTTAAGTTTAATCTCACATGTTTTCCTCAAGCTAAAATCAATTTCGTAATAATAATCATCAGTCGGCACTTGATGATGTTGTTGCGCAAATTATAAGAAATGCTCTGAAGCCAACGTAGTTAGCTGGAGCGTCTTATAATCTACAATTTCTGGGACATACTCTAAATGAGTCCGAGCAGCCCGCAATATAAGTTTTGAATACTTATCGAACACTTCCCTCTCGTGCAGGGAAAGTTCCCTCAGTGCTGTGTCGACATTTGTTCGAACGTCAAAATAACACCGGTCTGATTTGGTTGTCCACTGGGGCATTTCAAGTATCACGCTTAGCTCAAGTGGGCAAATGCGACGTCCTATAATAGGAGACCGCTTAAAGCCACGCTTGAGGAATGATACGGCGTGGAGAGGTCTTGTCTCGCCTACATCCACACCATCTTTTGCTTCAGTGGTATATGTGAATCCTATTTGCGCCATGTACCTCGCAATAGTACGCTGGTTAAAAAAAGGTTTCACAATTGGGGATACTGTTATGACGTTGTCATCCCCAAAGACAACATATCGAACATCAGAGTTAAACAATTTCAACGCTTCACTTATCAGCACGTGGTAATCCTTAGTGGAATCACTATTATGCTCAAGGTATGCGTGAACGAAGGAAACTGTAATACCTTTCTGATTGCTCATGCCGTTTGCCATTGTTGTTGGAGGTGAGCCCGAAGGTATTGTGCCCACGATCTGGTATATGATGAAGGAAAAAATGTGACGAGCACATGCTATTTCTTCCCAGAGCACTGCACGGACTCTCCGGTCCTCACTACTCCCTTGGTACCAGTCCTCTATGTTGGACAGATGACTTCGGATCATTTGTGCTGTCTGCGAACCATCGAAACCAGAATAATCGCCTGCGATCGTGCTGCTTTCTTCAGTTACAACTTCTTCCAAATGTCTCGCTAAACTCTCCCACTCCGGAGAGTAGGCATTCACGCCGACGGCTGAACCATTCCTAATGCGGTTGAACATAGTCCATCGAATAAAGTCGAGGAAATACATCCGAAACACAATAAGAAGGTCTAACGGGCACGATGAGATCATGCGAGTTGAAGCTGTCTTGACTTTTTCCATGGGTCTCCGTTCATCTTTTAAGAAGTCTGCGTAGACATGCACCTTCCTGATACCTTGTTTTGCTTTGGATATAATATCCTCCACATCGGCTTTCAGTTTGATACAATACTCGCTGGTGAACGTGTACTCTTCGTCTTTCCCAAAGAAATGGCTCTTCCCCGTATGACCTGGGGGTACGTCTAACTTGTACGGATAACCTGCGCTAGTGTCGCGCGGTATTCCACTCATAAATTGGACATCATTGCCACGAACTGCCTCCTCAAAGTCGAATACTCTTGGTGTGTTCCATGGGGCTCCAAAGTCGGAATCCTTGCTCATGCGGTAAGATACATTATGGCTGACTAATTCCAAAAGCTGCGGATCAATAGTAATGCTCGGTTTGCAACATTTAGATCTGGCTTTTTCCAATGGGTCAACTAAGGTATCATCCACCACAATTGGTCGTAAAATACCTGGGGCCATATTGCTCTTGGCATATTTGTTGTGTAGGGGGCTACGCCGAATGCACGTTGCTCCAGAACTTGTGATAGGTCTTCCAAGGCACTCGGCTCTGAACCCTTTAACTTCAGTGCCTGTGAGATCAAGATCTACTTGTTCATCCATGATATCCTCCGTAATGGTCGCGTCATACGGCTTATCAAACGCCTTAAGGGCAAATTCTAAATCCGACCGTATGATTCGTGGACCAAATCCTTTGCTTCCCGTTCCAGCAGTATGCATACCAAGGATTTTACCCACCTGCACAGCTTTGTTGGCTTGCATTAGCAAACCTCCACAGTCTCCTACTCTTGTATCTAGGTCATATTCATAACCTGTAGACACACTGTAATTTTCGTAGTCAACTTTCTTCTTGGTAACATTTGCTTTCAATGCTTGTATGAAGAGTTCGTCTCCGTGCACCATGTTCAACAATGCATCGAATGATCCTCTATCAGCAAGTACAGTGTCTGTCGCCCAATACTTTAGGATGTTTGGAGATCGCTCAATAACTTCTGGAATTTTAATAAAACACCAGTCGTTCTTCTCACCATGCTCAGATGTTTTAATCTCTATTGCACTTATGGGAATGTGGATCTCTTTTTCTGGTGTCAAAATGGACCAAATCGTTATGTTGTCTGAGTCAATGTACTCACCCTCATCTATACCGTATTGCAAACGCTCCCCAAAATGGAGAGGGCAAAGAGCATGAAAGGGCACGATGAATGTGCACTTGCCCATTGGTTTATTCGCGTGGGGCAAGCGTATCATATACTGGTTACGCCGTGTAACTTTTCGTAAAATGTCCACCGCATTGCCATCTGATCCAGCTTGTGTTTCGAAATCCTTATGACCTCTGAGTTGCATATGCCCACGGTTTTGTCGGCCTGCACGAGGTTTGAGAGTGAAAGTAGAGAATTTGTCGCCTCCCTTTCGGTAGTGGCTTGGTTCCTTATAATCCCTCTTCCCATGGCGGGCTCCACCAACGCTTTGTGACACTGGCACATCCCTGAAGAAATGATCGTAAAAATACTTGCCTGCAACTAGAGATGCCGTAACAGTAGCGATCAACGCTTTGTACTGTGCTGCAACTTCCCTTGCCTTCACAAGTCTCACACGCATTTTCTCAAGATATGGTGTAATGTAACTTGTTGCCACACTGACCTTCGATTGACCGTTCTCGAGGCGTTCTTCTTCGATCAGCTCAACGATCAAAAAGATCCCAATAAAATGATCCCAATTTCCTGCTTTCTCGAACATTTCCTGGCACTTCTTGTCTGCCAATACTCTGACTATGAAATCCTTATTGAACTTGGTTTCCTTATATATAAGGTCTATGGGGTCTCCTTGTGGAGCTGTAGAACGCACATTTGGGGGGAGCGGCCAAGGCATGACGTGGACTTCTTCGTCCTCATCGTCACCGCCTGCCTGAGCTTTATAAACTCCTTTTCTCTTGGCGATGGCTTGGACCTTCTGCTGTTGATGTAATTCAAGCATTGTGGATCCAGACTCATGGTCGTTTCGATAGGTACGTACAATTTCCTCAACCAACTGATCATAGGAAATGGGTATATTCCCTGTATGCCCAGTGGCTGGGTTGAACTTGTAAAACTCTACATAGGATCGATCACAACGCGACGATGGGAACCTGTCTATTTTTCTGTTCCACAACAGTTTGTAATCATCCATTGGCTTGCAGTACTCTTCTTTGGGCACCATGACATATGCAATCTTCCACCTACGGGCGAATGGCTCGTTAAAGTTTAAACTTTGACACTCAAACCGCTTGTGGTTAGCTGTGCACCATACCATAGAAGATCGGAAATTGACATTACCCTTATCCTCTAAGTTGGCCATGTTCAATGGGTAGTTAGAACCACTAATCATGTTGATTATCTCCATGTACTCGTTATCTGGCTGACCTGGGACGTCTTTTGCTTGTCCAATGTCGTCGAAGTACACGTTAAATTGCCCATGATAGCCATCAAAAAACGTGTTCGTGGCTGACCGTGTGAAAGTCGTGTCATTATGATTGCGCTCAAATGCATCGAGTTGATTGTCAGGTATAACCTGTGCTGTAACCTCGTTCATGAGGAACTGCATCATGTCTGTTTTACCTATCCCACTGGGCCCGGCTATCATTACTCCTAAAGGGGTAACGCGAGGACCGTTCCTAGTGATGTTCGCTCTGGCAAACCGCCTCCCAATGTCTTTCATGCTTTGTTGAGCCATAATCATAACATTCCGGGCTTCTCTTCCATCTGGGCCTCTGTCCGATATCTTCGATTGCAACATGCGACCTCTTTCAACCAACAAGAAATACCTTTGGGCATTCTCATGGTTATAATCGAGGCCATTGTTGAAGTCGGTTATGAGTTCTTCGGCTTGTTTTGCGAACTCGTATGCTTCGGGATGTGGTTGTTGCTGGATAATGTACTCTTCTGTACCAAACATCCTACTCAGCCATCCAAGAAACGCCTGGACCACCTTGAGTATGTAATCCATGAACGTATCTAAACCCTTTGACCACTTTGGTACATCAGAAGCCTCCTTAAGGAATGCCTTGATAGGGTCTTTTGCGGTCTTGGCTGAGCTAAACATCGTGGCATACACGTATGTTAAAACCGTTTGAACAAGTGTATCTTTACCAGATTGCGCGTGCATCTCTTCGACAGCGATGTCTTCCTCAGATGGCGCATCCGGATCTCTCCTTGCGTAACTACAGATCATGTCTAGCAAACCTCCGGTGACCTTGTCTACCGTGATGAATGTTGCATAACATGAGATGAGTCCAACTACAAATTTCCATATTGGGCTCTCCAACTTCCACGTATAATACGCAGCGGTTGCGGCGAGTAACCCAACTGAAATTGAGACGCAAGTACCTGCTTGACTTTCCATGAAACCGCGAATTTTGTCAAGTGCAGCGCTGGCTATGTCAACATGTACGTTGAGTCCACGCTTGTTCATGGTCTCAAGTTGATCTACGAGGTTATTCCCCAAATCCCGAGTGCTGTTATCTAAACCAACACTCATAAGGGCTTGGGCCTCAAATTTGGACTTTTTGGCATCTCTACTATCGCGAAATTTATCCCGGGCCGCAGGCGTATATGATGACTTCCGTTCTGCGGTGCAGGATGCAGTGGGCCTTTTAAAGCTAGTCGTACCACTGTGTCCGCTTTTTCTAGATTTACCTAGTCCTTTCTCAATTTTCCCCGAATCGATGCGTTCCATGATCTTAAACTGTCTGATCATAGCATCGGTTCCGGATTGAGCTCTCCACTTATCGGGTGGAAATTCCGTTTCTAAATGAGCTTCGCCAACGGCAACCTCGTTATACCAGTCTCTATAAAGAGCCCGGTGATCTGAAGTAGGAACGTTCCTCAAGGCTTGGTTCACGCGTAAGTAAAACTCATACATGAACATCCTAAGGGAAGCCCGAAACTCACGGGACTCAACTTCTTTAGCCAGCTTGACTATTTCCATTGAATGCCTATTGATTTCGCTCAACTCGGCGGCTATGCGTGACTCTGATATATTTGTCTCATGAATACACGCAACACTTCTCTCATCATACAATCCTGGGTCGTCCGATGGCACACGTCTCCTCACGGATCCATATGCATGGGCCTCCCATGTGTCTTCGAACAAGTTTAAGCTAAATTCTGCCTTCCTTTCGGCTGACTCTAAAGCTCCAATCTTTTGTTCAATTTCCTTGATTGTATTTATGAGTGATTTTTTGAGCTTACAAATGTGTACCATCTTTTTCCTGAAATTAGTCACCATGTTCCTTT